GAGTATGGGTTTGAGAATATGGTATTCAAAGAGTTACGAAATCAAGGATATATTGACAAAATACGTACAGTTGTGGTAAACTTAAAGTCCAAGAGTCTTTCTTTATGATAAAACTTATAATATTTAAAAAGGATCTAGTTCTTATTGCTAGAGTGGAGGAAGTTGCAGCAGTGGTACCTGGTGAACCTGATTGTAAACTCATAGAACCCTTTGAGTTGAAGGGTGAGTACCTAGAATCATGGCCATCATTCTCTAGTCAACGTGAGTTAATGATGTCATCAGACAGTTTTTTGACTATACTAGATCCAGACAAACGTCACTTAGATAATTATCAAGCGTTGACTGCTAAGAATGTCACAGAAAAACCTTAGAATACTATGGTTATATCCTAATCAACACATGAGAGTTACACCACCAGGTGGTGTAGCAATTATAACTGCATGTTTGAAGAGAGCAGGTTATAGTAACATAGAATTATTTGATGCCACATGGTATCCAGTGGATAAGGAAGAATTTTCAAGACCAGATAGAGATAAAGAAAGAGAAAAAAGACAGATGTTCCCAGAATATAAGTGGGAAAGGGATGATATAGACCCTGACTTTTTTATGTTGGAGGACGAAGATATGTACTCTGCTTGGAGAAAGAAAGTTATAGACTTCAAACCAGATGTGATAATATCATCAATAGTTGAAGACACATATTATATTTGGCAAAAATTTATGAGTCAGATCACTGACCAAAAATTTATTAGTGTCGTTGGTGGTGTCTTTATAACATATAATCCAAAAGAATTTGTCGGTAAAGCAGATTATATTTGCAGAGGTGAGGGTGATGATGCAATACCAGAGTTGATGGATTTGATTAGTGAAGGTAAAGACGGTCATCATCTATTAAATATCTACCCAAACGAGATGAGACCTGCATTGAATGTCAATTCCTTACCACCTACAGATCATGAGATATTTGATAAGAGATCGTTATACAGACCCTTTCAAGGCAAGATAATAAAAATTGCTACAGTAGAAACTCAACGTGGATGTCCATTTAAATGTAAATTCTGCAACTCACCATCCAATGCAGGGATATACAAAGAGGAAACTGACAGTTTATTTTTTAGGCAGAGGACTGTAGAGCATATAGAGATGGAGATACAGCATCTCATAAAAACTATTGATGTGGAATTTTTGTGGATAATAACAGATACATTACTAACAACATCAAAGAAAAAATTTGATGAGTTTTGTGACATGTATTCTAAGTATAAAATACCTTTCTTTGCACAGACAAGACCCGAACTATTATCACCCCATCAAGCTAAGAGATTAGTAGAAATAGGATGTCAAAAATTAAACATGGGTGTTGAACATGGTGATCCACAGTTTCGTAAAGATGTTATAGGAAGAGTATATGACAATCAAAAGGCAATAGATGCTTTTAGAATTGCTAGAGAAGCAGGTTTATCCACCACATGTAATTTTATAATCGGATATCCATATGAAACTATGGAAAGTTGTATGAAATCTGTTGAACTAGCAGCAAAATTAGGTTGTGATGATACGAATGCATTTATATACACACCCTATCACGGCACCCCTATGAGAGATATGTGTGCTAATGCAGGTTTTATAGACAAAGATCTAATTGTAGAAATGAGAAGTGATGATCAAGGATCTTTTCTTAATATGCCACCACCCTACATGAGTAAAGAAGATATTCAGTACATGTTTGACAACTTCGTGACACTGTACCGTGAACGTGCTAAGATGTTGGCATGAGATATTACACAAACGTACAAATGGTCGGGAATGATTTTCTCGTTCGTGGGTATGAGAATGGAAAAAATTTTACTACAAGGGAAAAGTTTCAACCTACGATGTTTGTACCTAGTAAGAAGAAGACTAAGTACAAAACATTAGATGGTAAGTATGTGCAGAGCATACAACCTGGTACTGTACGTGAGACAAGGGACTTTATAAGGAGTCATGGAGAAGTAAAGGGATTTGAGGTATATGGAAATAACAGATACATCTACCAATATATTTCTGACAAGTATCCAGAGACTGAAATCAAGTTTGATATTAATAAAATAAAATTAGTAACGATTGATATTGAGGTTCAATCTGAAAGAGGTTTTCCTACAGTGGAGGCATGTGATGAGGAGATGCTTTGTATTACCTTACAAGACTATGCCACCAAAAGGATACTGACATTTGGTGTAGGTCCTTATCACCATAATGATCCTATGGTCAAGTATGTACAATGTAATGATGAGTATGATTTGCTTCAGCATTTTGTAAATTTCTGGTCTCATGATCCACCAGAAGTTGTGACTGGTTGGAACTGTCAACTATATGATATACCATACCTCGCTAAAAGGATCACTAGGGTGCTTGGAGACAAGGCATGTAAGAAACTATCTCCTTGGGGTTTAGTCACCCATGAAGAGATTTACATGCAGGGTAGAGCACACACTGTATATGATATTGGTGGTGTAACTGTGCTAGATTATATGGATTTGTATAAAAAATTCACTTATAAAGCACAGGAATCATACCGACTTGACTACATAGGAGAGGTAGAACTAGGTCAAAAGAAACTAGATCACTCTGAATTTGATACATTCAAAGATTTTTATACGAAAGCGTGGAATAAGTTTGTAGATTATAACATCCAAGACGTTAGACTTGTTGACTCCCTTGAGGAGAAGATGAAATTGATTGAACTTGCAGTTACTATGGCATATGATGCCAAGGTAAACTTTACGGATGTTTTTTATCAGGTTCGTATGTGGGACATGATAATCTACAATGATCTAAAAAGAAAAGGCATAGTCATACCACCCAAGAAGGATCAAGATAAAGCAGAGAAGTATGCAGGTGCATACGTAAAGGAACCAAAACCAGGCATGTATGACTGGGTTGTATCATTCGACTTGAATTCTCTGTATCCTCATCTTATAATGCAGTATAATATATCTCCTGAGACTGTTCTTGATGAACGGTATCCCTCAGTTTCTGTCGATAAACTGTTGAATGAGGAGGTAGATCTATCTAATCTAAAGGATGTAACTGTATGTCCTAACGGTGCGATGTTTACCACAAAGAAACGTGGTTTCTTACCCAAATTGATGGAGAAAATTTATGGAGAAAGGGTTGTCTTCAAGAAGAAGATGCTCAAGGCAAAGAAAGACTATGAGAAATCACCGTCCAAAGCACTTGAGAAAGAGATTGCAAGGTGTAACAACATCCAGATGGCTAAAAAGATCCAACTTAATAGTGCCTATGGTGCTATCGGTAATAATTACTTTCGTTATTATAAGTTGGAAAACGCTGAGGCTATTACTCTCGGTGGTCAGTTCAGCATACGATGGATCGAACGTAAAGTAAACTTGTACATGAACAATGTACTAAAGACAAAGGAGAAAGATTATGTTATTGCTTCAGATACTGATTCCATTTATCTTCATATGGGTCCTCTGGTTGACGTTGTATACAAAGGGCGAGAAAAGACTGCTGAAAGCATCGTCACGTTCATTGATAAGGTCTGTCAGGTGGAACTTGAAGGTTATATTTCGAGTTCTTACGAAGCGTTGGCGACGTATGTAAACGCATATGAACAGAAAATGTTCATGAAACGTGAGACTATCGCTGAACGTGGAATTTGGACTGCCAAAAAAAGATACATACTCAATGCGTGGGATATAGAAGGAGTAAGATTTGCTGAACCAAAACTAAAGATGATGGGTATAGAAGCAGTTAAATCTTCTACACCTGCACCTTGTCGTAAGATGATCAAGGAAGCATTGAACATTATAATGAGTGAAACTGAAGACGATGTTATCAATTACATCGAAAGTAAAAGGATCGAATTCAAAAAACTCGACCCTGCTATGGTTGCATTTCCTAGATCATGCAATAATCTTGCAAAATACACGAGTAACCTGTCGATATATTCTAAAGGTACACCTATACATGTAAGAGGATCTCTCCTCTACAATTATTATGTCAAGAAAAATAACTTGGAGGCAAAGTATAGTGCTATCGCTAATGGTGAGAAGATAAAATTTGTTTATCTTACGAAACCAAATCCCATCAGAGAAAATGTGATATCATTCATATCAGATTTTCCAATCGAACTAGGTCTAGGAAAGTATATTGACTATGACCTCATGTTTGAAAAATCTTTTCTCGAACCACTCAAGGCAATTCTTGATGCTATTGGGTGGCAAGTTGAGAAAATTCCAACACTCGAATCGTTTTTTATCTAAATGGATTTACCAATCAATGACAAAGACCTTGCAACTATTGTGAGATCACTTCACTTAGGTGGAGATACATCACTGTTTCAAAGACTTAAACTTGTCAAAGAAATAAGAGAGCAATATCCTGACGGTCCTTATAAAAAAATTCTAAGAGAACAGTATGGTATGGTAATCTAATGTTTTTTGATAAAGTGAGTCTTGTCACAGGTGGGTTCGATCCCATTCACAGTGGACACATTCGTTATTTTGAACGAGCAAAGGATCTATCAAACTATCTTGTAGTAGGATTGAATGGTGACCCATGGTTGAAAAGAAAGAAAGGTCAATACTTTCAGTCTTGGACTGAACGTGCTGATATTATTAGACATCTCAACATGGTTGATGCTGTAATATCATGGGATGATGCAGATGACTCTGCCTGTGGTGCTATAACCAAATGTCTTGAGATATCAAACAAGGTGATATTTTGTAATGGTGGTGACCGTGGCAAGGGAAACACACCAGAACTTGACAAATTTCAATCAAATGATAGAATTGTATTTGAATGGGGTATCGGTGGCACCGACAAAATGAACAGTAGTTCTTGGATACTACACGGTTACTTTGAACGCCAACGTAAATTATTAGGTATTTGAAATGGATTTACTCAACGAAATAGTAAAGGAGATAGGTTCGGACTATGCAAAAATTGCATCCGATAAAGAAAGTACTGAGACATATATCGACACTGGATCTTATGTTTTTAATGGACTCGTTAGTGGGTCTATTTTTGGCGGTGTTTCTAGCAGTCGTATTACTGCTATTGCTGGTGAAACGTCAACTGGTAAAACTTTCTTCTCCCTCGCAGTTGTCAAGAATTTTCTGGACAATAATCCTAATGGTTATGTTCTGTATTTCGATACTGAAAGTGCTGTCAATAGAGAACTACTTGAATCTAGGAACATAGACACAAAAAGAGTTGGACATATCGAAGTTGTTACTGTAGAAGAGTTCCGTAACAAGGCACTCAAAGCGTTAGACATATATCTAGATAAACCAACAGAAGAACGCACACCTTGTTTGTTTGTATTAGACTCACTAGGTATGCTTTCAACAGAGAAAGAAATCAAGGATGCACTAGAAGACAAGAATGTCAGAGACATGACAAAATCCCAACTTGTCAAAGGTGCATTTAGAATGTTAACACTCAAATTAGGTCAAGCAAATGTCCCACTTATTGTCACAAACCATACGTACGATGTCATCGGAGCTTATGTACCAACTAAAGAAATGGGAGGGGGTTCGGGACTCAAATATGCAGCGAGTACAATCATTTATCTCAGCAAGGGAAAAGAAAAAGATGGAACGGAAGTCGTTGGAAATATTATCAAGGCAAAGACTGTCAAATCGAGGTTGAGTAAAGAGAACAAAGATGTCAAGATAAGATTGTTCTATGATGAACGTGGTCTTGACAAGTACTTTGGTCTTTTAGATCTTGCTGAGAAGTATGAAATTGCCAAGAGGGTTGGCAACAGATATGAAATCAAAGGCAAGAAGGTATATGCTAAAGAAGTATACTCTAACCCAGAAAAATATTTTGATGATGAAATTATGCAAGCATTAGACGAGGCATCTAAGAAAGAGTTTAGTTATGGTGAGTGAAAGAGTTCCTCTTACGATTCTAAAGAATCTTCTACATGATGAAGAATACACAAGAAAAGTTTTACCGTTCATTGAACCCGATTATTTCGATGATGTATCAGATAAAACTATCTTTGAAGAGATATCATCATTCCTAAAAGAATATGATAGTCTTCCTACAAAAGAGATACTTCATATTGAAGCAGAGAAAAGAACTGATTTAAGTCAAGATCAATTTACATCTATAGCACAGTTGATAGATGCTCTTGATGTTGCAGAGTATAGAAAAGAATGGGTCTTAGATACCACTGAAGCATGGTGTAAAGAAAGAGCAATATACAATGCCTTGATGGAGAGTATCAAGATTGCTGATGGACAAGATGAAGATAAAAAACCAGATGCTATTCCTAGTATATTATCTGATGCACTAGCAGTAGGATTTGATCAACACGTTGGTCACGATTACATTGATGATGCCGAGGATCGTTTTGCCTATTACCACAAAATTGAAAACAAAACACCATTTGATCTTGAATATTTCAACAAGATTACATCAGGTGGACTCTCTGATAAAACTCTCAACATTGCTCTTGCTGGCACTGGTGTTGGTAAGTCTCTATTCATGTGTCATGTTGCCAGTTCTTGTCTTACACAGGGTAAAAATGTACTATACATTACTCTTGAGATGGCAGAGGAAAAGATTGCAGAGAGAATAGATGCAAACTTACTCAATACAAATATCAAAGACATACAGGATCTACCACATGCTACATTCTCTAAGAAGATAGACAAACTTGCTGCAAAAACACAAGGTAAACTGATTGTAAAAGAATATCCAACTGCATCAGCACATGCAGGTCACTTCCGTGCTTTGTTACAAGAACTCAAGTTGAAGAAATCATTTGAACCTGATATAATATTCATAGATTATCTAAACATCTGTGCCTCATCACGTTATAGAGGTTCAGTAAACATCAACTCATACACATATGTCAAAAGCATTGCAGAAGAACTCAGAGGATTGGCAGTAGAAGCTTCAATCCCACTATTTTCCGCAACGCAGACTACTAGGTCTGGGTTTGCTAGTAGTGATCCTGATCTTACTGATACCTCTGAGTCCTTCGGACTCCCTGCTACTGCTGATCTTATGTTCGCTCTTATTAGCACGGAGGATTTGGAAGGTCTTAATCAAATAATGGTCAAGCAATTGAAGAACAGGTACAACGATCCTACTATGAACAGGAGGTTTGTGGTTGGTATTGACAGAGCAAAGATGAGACTATATGATTGTGAACAAGATGCACAATCAGACATAATGATTGACGAAAATGATACAGTAGAGTATAATGAAAAGGAATCCAAAGCGAAATTCGATGACTTCAAATTTTGATAGTAAGTACGTAAAGTTTGTAAACCAAGTAACAAGTGATGAATCTAAAAATGGTGTAGCATTTGTAAATCGTATCAGAGACTTAGAGGAGAGTTCAGATATACATCGTCTTCTTACTGCTGCTGTAGGTATGTCGGCAGAGGGTGGTGAGTTCTTAGAAATTGTCAAGAAGATGATCTTCCAAGGCAAACCATACAATGCAGATAATATTAGACACCTCAAGATAGAACTGGGTGATGTGTTATGGTATGTTGCTCAAGCATGTATGGCATTAGATATAAGTCTCGATGAGATAACAGATATGAATATTGATAAGTTATCAAAGAGATTTCCAGACGGACACTTTTCGGAATACTACTCAGAGAATAGACAAGAAGGCGACCTGTAAATAAATACCCTCATACAGAGGGTAATATGGCAATCTATACAGACATAGATGATCAAGATTTAACAAATGAGGAAGCAGATTACTTTGGTAATCCAAATTACTTTACAAAATCTGGAGATATCATGGCAGGTCTTGTATATGAAAGACTCATATACACACAATATAAAGAACTAAAATTAGTACCTGCAGGTTTTGCACCACCAACAGCAGGTGGTCATGGAAAAGACTTTGAATTTTTTATTAGAAATTATAATTCAATCATTCCTATGAATAGCACTACTGGTGGACAAGGGATGAAAGTGGGTGTAGAACTAAAACTAAGTGACACTGATGATTATGGTCAGAGTGGTGTGAGATATGATGGAAGTTGGGTGCTACATGGGGGTATGGGTAGTGTAGCCATGGAGAAAAGGGCATTATTGAAAGCAGCAGGTGTGGAACAAGTCATAAGAAATAGATGGAATCCAAAAGGAGTGCCTAATATAAGAGCAGGTGTATTTTCAACTAATGTTTCGGAGGCGAAAAGACAGGAAGATAAAAGTAGATTTAGATCATTTGAATATAAGAGTAATGCTTTTGTAAATTTGTGTGCAAAGTACTATCTTTCAAAACAATGCCCTTATATTAACATAGCTTCTCATGGTCTTTATCATTTTGGAACTGACCCTGCTGGATTAGCAAAAGAATTTGGGGTGAAAAATTTTCTTACAGCAGTAAAAGGTATGGTGGTTAGAGTTAGACTTAAACAATCGGGTGCAAATAGTCTTACCTACAATGCATCTATGAAGATAGATACAGATGCAGGGATAACTTCATCACCAATCAATCTAAATGACACATTTTTTGCAGAAGAATTGCAAGAAGATGCTATGATGTGTGCAAACGCACCAAGTGATCTTAAACTACTACTAGCACTACTATGAAAAAAAATCCTGACATGGATGAATTGGTCACTCAATTTATCAGATTATATACGGTAAAACCTAAAAGAAAAACCCTAAAAAAGAAAGAGATACAGGATTTTCTACGTTTTATTTTTGCTTCTACTGAGAACCATCCTAAATATAATCAAATACAAACAGACTTGATGATGTACATCAAGGCTTTTGACGATTCGATTTACAAACAAATCCGTGAAGCATTTTCTGACATTCATAACCGAAGCACGTACAACCAAGGCATCCCAACAAGCAAAAAGATTGGGCTTAGTCGGAGACGGGCACGGTGACTGGTACGATCAGCAAGGAAATCTAAAAGCAAAAACTGTTTCAGGTGAACTAAAATTTTTTGGTGGTGGTGGAAAAGAAGATGAGGATAAAGAGAAGACAGAACCATATAGAGATATAAGTAGAGCAGCTCAGTCACCTACTGCATTCCTCAATACTAGAAGAGGATCACAACTCAATACTCAAACAAGAGAAAGACAACCAGAAGCACCATCAGGGTCAGGTACAACCACACAAGCACCACAACCCAAAGCACCATTGACTATTGCTTTTGATAAATTTGACGATGAAGAAGTAACATCAAATGTACTTACAACTGTAGGAGAGATAGCACAAGAAAGATTTTATTACATCTTCCCTAGTAGAGATAGTGATATTGAAGGATTAAAGGCAACATATCCTGATATAAGTGAGTCAATTATTGATGATAAAAATGCAGAAACAATATACGATGTCTTGCAGTCATTGTACGAAAACGGATATGATGCAGTTAACATTGTTGTAAGAAGATCTAGAGCAGCTGCGATATCTAAACTAGCATACGAACAGAATGGAAGTCTTTATAAGTTCAGTATGTTAAATGTAATACCTGTGGATGAGAGATCAGTCAGGGAACAATATTTGGCAGGTGATATATTCAAGCAGGGAACTGTAGTTGAGTGTCATGGACATACGGGAGAGATAATAAGAAGAGGTGCTAATCATTTGATCTGTATAGATGAACAGAAACAAATTTTTAGAGCATGGATATCAGAAGCAACAGAAGTAAGTAAGTTTGATCTACCTATTGAGTTCTAATCTACTAAATAGAATACGTAAAGACAGTTAGAGACATGAGTAATCCTTGGTCAGACATTTATAGAGATCTCAGAGCACCTTATTTGCAAGAGAAAAAAGCAAAGAAGGACTATGATGGTGATGGTAAGATAGAATCTGGCACTGATGAGTATATGGGATCTAAGGACAAAGCCATCAAGAAGGCGATGGGTAAGTCTGTGAAAGAAGGTTCATATGACAACACATACTCTGACAATACAGGTAAAGAATCAGCAGAGAAGAAGAAAAAATTAGAAAAGAAAAGAGGAATGAAGTTACCGAATCATCCTCAGTTCAAGAAGGAAGAGAAGGAAGATGCACCTCGTATGCAAAAGGGTGCTATGGCATATGATGGTCCTAACAAAGCATCAAGCGAGGCAAAAGATAGAGTTTTTGCTAAGACTAAGAAGAAGATGGCAAAAGAGCATCATACTAAAGACGAGAACGGTAAGGTTATAGAGCATGAAGATGGAACACCAGCATCAGTGCCTGAATCAGCATCTATTACTGCACATGATGTCAATTATGGTACCAAGGCAGGTAAAGACTTTATGTCTGGTGCAAAAAATTCAGCTGGGCAATTGAAATATAAGTTGAAACCTGCTGGTGGAATGAGAATCAAACTTGCAAATGAATATGAACCAACCAAGTCTAATTGGAGAGAAGATTTTGTATGGGGAGATGAAGTAGAGGAAGCAGTAAAGAGACCTAAGTTAGATATACAGGAGAAGGGAGTCAAGAATAAGGTAGAAATCAATCCAGATGACGGTCTAAAGGAAGAGAAAAAAAAAAATTAACTGAGCGAGACGTATTCATAAACCCCAACAAAGGTCGTAATCCTCTTACAGGATTACCTACCTTGAAGGTTGGTGATAAAAAAATTAGTGATGGTAAGACCACTAAGGTGAACTATGGTGCAATGGCACAGTCATATGAACCTGAAGGTGAGATGATTGATGAGAAAAGAATTTTTCCTCCAGGTTTCTTAGATAAACATAAAAATTTAGATCCTAGTAATAATAGAGACTTCCAAAAGTTGAAGCAAATTTTGAGGCAAGATAATAAGAAAGGTTTAGCGATGACTATGGAGATGAATCGCTATGGTAAAGAGACTGGTAAGGCAACTGGTTCAATGAATAAACCAAAAGGTAGTCCTGTAAAGAAAGGTGGTAGTAAAGATAAAGCACTTAACTTTGTTAGAACTAAGATCCGTAAAGAGACTGGTAAACCAGAGGGTCAACGTAAGAAGAGTAGAGGTGAGAAGGGAAGAGTTCAACCTGGTGATAGAAAGGGATTGGATTATAAAACAAGAGTGGCAAATAAAAGAGAAAGTGAGAGAACTAAGAATGATGCCATGATGGATACTAGAGGAACATAAATATGTTACATGAAAAAGCACTCAGCAAAAAACAGCAAAGGTTCTTTGGGATTGTTAGAGCGTCTCAAAAAGGTACTCTCAAAGGCGAAGCGTCGCCACAGGTTCAAAGAGCTGCTGCCAGCATGAAGAAAAAGGATGTGAAGAAATTTGCATCTACCAAACACAAGGGTCTACCTGAGAAAAAAATAACTAAGGAAGAAACTTGTGGTAAAGGTGAATACTATTGCAATGATGACCAAAAATGCAAACCCATACCTAAAGGAATGAAAGTGGAAAAGGATGGATACCTAGTGAAAAAAGAAAATGTGATGCTGACATACAAGTCAGGTCAAGGAGTTGATGCTAGTATTGGTGGTAGATCTGTAAGAAATACTATCAATAATGTAAAGACAGCAAAGAAAACTTTCGATAATATCAAAAGTGATGGACTTGTAGCTGGTGTCAAGAAAACTTTTAATAAGAATACACCACCTAAAACATCAGTAAGCACCAATGTAGGCAACGCTATAAGTCAATATAAACTAAATATGGGTGAAGGTAATCTTCATCAATGGTTCAAGGGATCAAAATCCAAAGACGGTAAAGGTGGCTGGGTCAATGTAAAGACTGGTGGAACCTGTGCAAGTGATGAACCAGGCGAGGGTACACCTAAGTGTGTATCATCTTCCAAACGTGCAAGCATGTCTAAGGCAGAACGTGAGTCTGCATCAAGAAGGAAGAAAGCCGCAGATCCTAACCAACAACAGAAGTCTGGTGCTGCAAAACCAACTTATGTTTCAACTGACAAACCTAAAAAGAAAATGAAAGAAAGTTTTTCTACTAACAAGTACAAAGAGATGGCAAAGAGAGAAGCTGATCTCAAGCGTAAAGAGGATCTGAAAGTCAAAACTAAGAAGGAAGAAACTGAGGTAGTAACTGAACTCAAGAAGAGCACATATGGAAGTTATATAAAGAAAGCATCCACACAGATGGCAACAAGTGCTATTAAAGGTGACTATAAAAAGACTAAGAAGAGACAAGATGGGGTGATGAAGGCAAGTGATAAGTTATCAAAGGAAGAGGTAGTAGTAGAGTCAGACAAGAAGGG